CCGCTTTCACGGCATCATCCACAATCTTCTCCGCTTCTTTGGTAAGGGTAACGGTCTTTGATTTTTCAGCCGCTTGAAATGTGAATACAGTTTTTCTACCGTTTCTTTGGGATAANACCTGGGAATAGAACGTTTCAAAATCCTCACGGATATGGTTTTTTCGATGCAGAGCCTGGCTAAAGAATGCTTTCAGGTTCGCTGTATTCCGACCAAACCGTCCTTCGGCATAGGGTTTTAGGATGTGTAGGAATTCATCATCGGTGATTTTTTCAACCTGTCGGATATAATAGAGGGATGCATTTAAATCCACATCCAGCTCTTTGTTCTGGAAAGCTCGAAAGATCGTATTATATATCGGTTCTTTTTCACCCCAGCGTTGATTCGGCCAGTAATCAATATCCAGTTTATCCCNTCCCATAAATTTATAGAGCTGACCCTTGTCAATCCCGAATACACTCCCGTCTTTATGTCGAATAAATTGTTTCCCATGGGAGTCGTGATTAGAAATCAGCCAGTCAATGACCTGCTCACGTTGCAGTTGTTCAATTTCATCTTTGGTAAGACGGGTTACCGGCGTATTTCTAAAGTCAAAATCTTTCTTCAGTCCCGTTTTCCATTTCTGGATGGACCCTTTCAGCTTTCCGCGACCAGGGACATCCAGATCAATAACCCGCACTTCCACCGCATCCGGATCAATAAGTCTTCCAATCCGGTAGGCCACTTCATCCCCATAAGCTCGGAACGTTTCACTCACCGGTTTGAAAAGCCACCGCTCCCCCTGGGTATCCGTGAAGAAATACTTGGTATGGGCGCCATCAATATCTGCTTGGCCTGAAAATTTGAAAGGTTGTGTGTTTTTGAAAGAGTCCCAATTGCTGTCCACTTTATTCCAAGTGGTTGGTTTTGATCTTTCAATATTGGGGTTTTCAACTTTTGTTATTTTAGGTTTCAGTTTTTTGACTGGTGAGCTTGTGGAACCACCATGTTTGAGGCTCCATTTCTCCCATTTTTTTAAAACCGATTCCAGAGCTGCTTCTTTGCTCACCGTATCCTTGGCCGTAAGCAGGGTAATCATCTCATCTTTGTTCATCCACTGCCATTTCGGAAGCTTCACCTGTTTCACAATCGTCTTGAGCTGTACTGAACTGAGGGAATGGATGTAATTCTCCCAGGTACTAAAGGCAGAGTCCAACTTGGCGATATAAGCACCCATATCTTCCGGCAGGAGATTTTTATTGTTCTTGGCAAGAATCTCATAACCCTTGATATAGGATTTCATGAAGGTATCAAGCTGGGTGGGATCCGCTATGAGTTCATGGGGTTTTAACGTCTCCACTATTTCATCTAATTCGGTTTTGGCTTTTTTTATCTGCAAAGCCAGCTGTTTTTTGATTAGGTCTTCTGCTTTAGAAATAGCTTGCCCTTGTTTGGCTTTGCCGGTTAAAAGTCCAATGAGCTCCTCTTTCGTACGCACCTTGCCGATGTTGTATTGTTTCAGTTTCGCCTGTAGTACTTTTCCTTTTAGGTGGGAATGGGAAATACCGGGCTCTATGCTATCCAACATCTTTATCAGATCATCCTTAGTCCGCATGACCGAAATGCCGTTGGCCTTGGCTTCTTCCCGGAGTTTTATGATTGTCCATTCCCCGTAATCAGGAATCTGTATCTGGTGTACTTTATCCCATTCTTTTAAGAGTTTTACCAAATCATCCTTACTACGGAGCACAGAGATGTGATGCTTTTTCATCAGAATTTTCAAAGACTTGGTTTGCATGGAATTGAAATCCCAGCCGGGTTCTAACGGCTCCAAGAGTTTGACCATCTCCATCTTGCTGCGGGTTACCGCAATCCCCCTTTGTTGGGCAAGTTTCTGGAGTGTCTTTCCATTGAGTAAACTATATTTTCCATCCTGAATAATCTTGTTTAACTGGGACTTTTCCTGTTTGGCATGTTTAGCAAGCTCTTCGATCTGCTCCGGAACCAGTATGCAGTCCACATTCTTGTCCGCCACCGCAGTAAGTGGAATTGTNANAATCGATTCTATATTTAAATCGCTGTAGGCTTTTAAAGTATGTTCACAGACTCGGGCTCTGGCAGCCACCGTGGTACAGCGACAGGCCGGATGAGCTGGAATCGGAGGTAAATCATCGATACTATATTCTTTCCCATCCAGCCCGCCGCAAATGGGACAAGTCCGTTCATCACCCACCGCCATCCATCTCACTCTTTTCACATTGATAGTATCAAAGAATTTGAGTCTGCCCTGATTGTGGGCTCTTAAAACTTCTGTTCGGGTAATGAGTTCTAACCTCTGCTGGGCGGTTTTAAANACTGTTTTTCCTGCCCGTCGAAATGAAGCTGGGTCATTTATAATACTGCCCAGGCCTTTGGAGATTTCTGCAATGGAATCGCCTTTAATGATTCCCAACGTAATACTCTGCTTGATACCGTTTAGGAGCTCCCTATGGACGTTTCCCACAAGCTGAATATTAAACCGCACCATAAAATCCAAAGCGTTTCGGTCAATGAGACTAAAGACGTGTTTAGCAAGTCTCTCCTGGTCCTCTGAATTCAAAATATCCCAGCGCGGGAATTTTGCATTTTTGAGTTCTGAGATTCCACTATTGATTCCGCTTTGAAAACTGGATTTTGTAGCTGTGGTTATAAGGAGTGTCTGGTCCTTCTGGACTTGCCGGATGGTTTTGGTTATGTCATTCTGGAGACCTTTTAATCTGGACTGAAAAACTTTCTGCCCGGGTGTCAGATCACCAATTTCAGAATATTTGACCAGTTGGGATTTGATGGAAAGCTCACCTTTTTTTAAAAGCTCCACCATACCAGAGACCTGTTGCTCGGTATAAAGATTGCGAGCCTGATAGGATTTTAAAGTTTCAGATAGTATCTGCTGGGCTTGACTCGGCATCTAACTCTCTGAATGAGAATTGTCTGCAGATGTCGTCATCAAACGTTTTTTCTATTAAGTGGACAGAACAGTGATTGCTGCTGTCATCCCAATAAACACAGTCTCCGCAAGTATTTTCTAAAGCTAATATTTTTCCACTGGCAAACATTTCACTGATATCATCTGCCTGGGATTTGTTCTCTCGCGTACTCTCTTGCTTTGGATCTAAACCTAAAATCTCCTGTGAAGTCTCCACTGACATAATCCCCAATTGCACCATGGAAACAATATCCTTCACATCCCAGGTCATATCTACAATACTCTTTTCCTGCTGGCGGTTCGTCTTTTCGATCTGGGGATTCAAGTCCATCTTGGTCTGTAATGTGTTTTTACTGATGAGATTTCGGTCATAAAGTTCAATCAACATCTTGCGAACTTCTTTTTCATCCGATAAGTCCATATCCGAAAAGAAATACTGCACATTCTCTTCAACCTGATTGATTTCTTTCCAGTCATCATAAATCCAAGCCAGGATATTCCGAGCCACCTGCTTGATCTCTTTNAGCATAATAATCATCTTCCGCATGGCTATATTGGCTGTGGCAAAGTTGGGTCCATCACCTGTCACCAGCGATTTAGAAAGTCCNAGAGCTACTAAAATATCTTCTTTCAGTTCAGCTACTTTNTTTTCTGTATCCAACACCTGTCCTTCATTGCCGTACGTCTCTGCTTTGACATAAAACGGTACTACAAGCCCGCTTTTTAAGTCCATCTTATTAATCTGATCCCGAATAGCTTTGAGCATTTTCTGATCCGGCATGATCACCTTGTCACCATACTTGCCACCCACCTGAATAAATCGTAATGGGGTTGTCCAGCGTTTGGCGATGGCTCTTTCCGCCTTACGATAATCCCGCAAAAGTCCAATAGCATGAAATGCAGGGATAATCATGGAATTACCCCGATCTGAATACTCCGGAGCATTCCATTTAAAATGGCACAGCTGTTTTACCGGGAGTTTGATCTCTTTACCCACACCGCCATCACCGGTTTTAGTTACCTGCCTGGCTTCCGTAAGCTCCCCGTCTTCATACTTGACCTGTACACTCACAGGATTGACGCAAGTAGCTTTTTCAATGGTCTTGCCATCTTTGGAATATTCTTTAAACCCAACCGCATCGCCTTTGATGAGTAATTGCAGAATCATATCTTTGACAAAACTGTTCAGATTTAAATCATTAAAGAGTTTTTGAGCATCATCCCTGACTTCTTCATCTCCCACACTGACACGAATCTCATCTCCAATGGCAAAGGTTCTCCAGGTGTTTATGACATTGTTCACCAGTGGTTCTTCCAGGTAATATTTCCATGACTGTCTGGCTTTTTCTTCCCAGGAAGCCGGAACNGTNGTATCCTGANTGATGGGTATAAATACACTGNTGTCAATCTGCTCCGCTGTGGCGAATAAGCCGTTTTCTTTAGCCGACGTTGGCTTCTGTTTTCCTTCTGGCATACTACCTCGCGTTCATCAAAATATAGGGTTTGTGGCCACTGGTGTGNGGATATCCCATATTTCCCCGTCCATCATTATTTCAAGTTTTTGTTTTTTCTCCCTAACCAGCATGGCACAGCGAACCGCATCGATGATATGATCATTCCCTTTGGAATAAATCACCCGGCCATTTTTTAACGTATAAGTATGGGTGGTAAACTGGTCTTCAATGACTGCATCGTGGATTGGGAATAAGAGTTTCCTGCTGTGCAGATGTTTGGTAATGAGGGTGGTCATAAATTCCTTGGTGCGTTTTTTTAAGGGCTTGGTTTTATCATCATCCCGGTAGCCGATAATGGTGGATGATCCAAAGTCTATCCCTTCAATCCGTTCATCTAAATCAAGATCTGCAAACTTATCCAAGTGAAGTAAATCCTGTAGGATACTCATTCCGTTGCCACCATGATCCAGTCCCACACCGGATGGTTTATAGTACCGGTCGATGGTGGCTAATATTTCTGCAATAATCGGATAAGCGATATGCTCGCAATGAACCCGCAGCACCAATTCCATTTTACTGTTTTGTTTTCCAATCGAGTCATTCACGTAATTCGCGGACTCTTTAAAAACCACAATCTCCGTTGGATCATTCACATATCCTGTGTCACTCCCAACCCAGAATGCAAACTCCGCATTATTCTGCGGAATCAGATTTAAAAGCATANCAACCCTGTCCAANACTTCCATTTCATTTTNACAGTCNCGGATATGGTCTTGTGTGATCTCAACTAACTGGTAATCATCAATGGGNACCTGTGACAGTTTGAAATGTTCAATATTAAACNCTCCNTAGCTGGGCTTACCGTGAACGCCAGCCACNTCATGCTGCCAGCCCGCTGATTCGATTCCNCCATAAAACTCCAAGAGTTCAATCTCTCTATTTTCAGTCCAATTTGGATTCTTCCATGATGGGATTTTGAATAGTGTNCAGCGGTTAGAACTGGTAAGCCGGAAATAGGTCGTGTCTCTGAGTCCGTTTGGTGTGGAATAAATCCGGAACACGCCGCCCTGGATTAAACACTGCCTAAGCGCCTTCCAGGCCTTCTCTGGA